ACGCAAAGTCTATAGTAAAAATATTCTTAAAAAATATACAAAAGAAGAAATAGACGCTTTAGACTCTTACATTAGACACAAGCGAGATGAGAACTTTACTTACGCTGGTATGAGACAGGTTGTTGATAAGTATTTGTGTCAGGATAGAAGCACTGGCCAATTGTTTGAAACTCCGCAATTTATGTACATGATGATTGCCGCAACATTGTTTGCTAACTATCCAAAAGAAGAAAGGCTACATTATGTAAGGAGATATTATGATGCGACCTCATTATTTAAGATCAACATCCCCACACCCGTTATGGCTGGTGTTAGGACTCCTGTACGCCAGTTTGCTAGTTGCGTACTTGTTGACAGCGACGATACTTTGGATAGTATCTTTGCCAGTGACATGGCTATTGGACGTTATACAGCACAAAGAGCCGGCATTGGAATCAACGCAGGAAGAATCCGCGCAGTCAACTCGAAAATTCGTGGAGGCGAAGTCGCGCATACGGGAGTAATTCCGTTTCTTAAGAAGTTTGAATCCACTGTAAGGTGTTGCACACAAAACGGTGTTCGTGGCGGGTCAGCAACTGTACACTTTCCACTATGGCACTTAGAGATTGAAGACATCCTTGTTCTTAAAAACAACAAAGGTACAGAAGACAATCGTGTACGTAAATTAGATTACTCAATCCAGTTGAACAAAACTATGTACGAAAGACTACTTGCTGGTGAAGATATTACTCTTTTCTCGCCGCACGAAGTTCCTGGACTATACGAAGCATATTTTGGCGATCCAGAGAAATTCAAAGAGCTGTACGAAGCAGCCGAAAGAAAGACCAGTATAAAGAAAAAGACTATTCCTGCAATGGAACTGTTTAGTGACTTAATTAAAGAACGTGCTGAAACAGGACGTATCTACATTATGAATGTAGATCATGCTAACACACACAGCTCATTCAAAGACTCTGTGTTTATGAGTAACCTTTGTCAAGAAATTACACTGCCTACAGATCCACTACAGCATATTGATGGCGAAGGCGAAATTGCACTATGTATTCTGTCTGCGATCAATGTAGGCATAATCAAAGATGTAAAAGACCTAGAAGAACTATGCGATCTTGCTGTTAGAGCTTTAGAAGAAATTATTGACTATCAAAAATATCCAGTCGAAGCAGCCGAGCGTAGTACAAAAGCACGAAGATCTCTCGGTGTTGGATACATAGGCCTGGCCCATTACCTTGCCAAGCATCATGCAAAATATGAAGATCCAAAAAGCTGGGAGCTAGTACACAATCTAACAGAAGCATTTCAATACTACCTATTGAAAGCATCAAATAATCTTGCAAAAGAAAGAGGTGCTTGTGACTATTTTGATCGCACTAAATATTCCGATGGACTGCTACCAATTGATCACTACAAAAAAGATCTTGACGATGTTGTTGATGTGAAGTTACAATATGATTGGGAAGCATTAAGAGCAGATATAAAAGAGTTTGGGTTACGTCATTCTACCCTATCTGCGCAGATGCCTAGCGAAAGTTCAAGTGTAGTATCAAATGCTACAAACGGTATTGAACCGCCGCGCGGTTATTTAAGTGTTAAGAAGTCAAAGAAAGGACCATTAAAGCAGATTGTTCCGCAATACCAAACACTTAAAAATCATTACACATTGTTATGGGATATGCCTAACAATACTGGATATATTAATATAGTAGGAGTCATGCAAAAGTTTTTTGATCAAAGCATTTCAGGCAACTGGAGTTATAACCCGACACAGTTCGAAAACAATGAAGTGCCAATGAGTGTTATGTTTAATGATTTACTTACAACTTATAAGTTAGGTTGGAAAACTAGTTATTATCAAAATACTTACGACTATAAAACTGATGACGATATACAAGACGAAGTAGAAGAAATAAATACTCAATCAGAAGTACTAGAACCTATACAGGATGCAGAAGACTGCGAAGCCTGTGCAATTTAAACAAGGATAATTTATTATGGGACGCACAGTTTTTAACAGAGATAAAGTAGATTTTACCAAACAGAATATGTTCTTTGGTAAAGCAGGCAACACGCAGAGATATGATGTATTTAAATTTCCTGTCTTTGATAAATTAAATCAAACTATGCTTGGCTACTTTTGGCGTCCTGAAGAAGTTAGTTTACAAAAAGATCGTGCAGATTACGAAACTTTTCGTCCGGAACAGAAGCACATCTTTACCTCCAATCTAAAGTATCAAACTCTGCTAGACTCAGTACAAGGTCGCGGGCCATGTCTAGCCTTTCTACCTCATGTAAGTATTCCTGAACTAGAAGGCTGCATTGTTACTTGGGACTTTTTTGAGACTATTCATAGTCGTTCATACACGCATATTATGAAAAATGTGTACGCAGATCCAAGTGAAGTATTTGATACAATCTTAGACGATCAAGAGATCATTGAACGTGCAAAGTCAGTAACAAAAAACTATGATGCTTTTACAGATGCCGCCGACAAATTCTTTTATCAAAAGAAAGGCGACATGAAAGAAGTAAAGAAGAAATTGTTCCTTGCTATGATGAATGTTAATATACTAGAAGGTTTGCGTTTCTACGTATCGTTTGCTTGTACGTTTGCATTTGGCGAGCTTAAATTAATGGAAGGCAGTGCTAAAATCATTTCATTAATTGCTAGAGATGAGGCACAACATCTTGCAATCAGTACTCACATCTTAAAAAACTGGATGAACAAAAAAGACGATCCAGAAATGGTAAAGATTGCAAAAGAGTGCGAAGAAGAAGTTTACGAAATGTGGCGCGAGTGCGTAGAAGAAGAAAAGCGTTGGGCCAAGTATCTATTTAAAGACGGCTCTATTATTGGCTTGAACGAAACACTGTTAGGCAAGTATGTAGAATACATTGCAAATAGAAGACTCAAAGCACTAGGGTACGATACTATATTTGAAGCACCTGTAAACACAAACCCTTTACCTTGGACACAGCATTGGCTTTCTAGTTCAGGTGTGCAAGTAGCACCTCAAGAAACAGAAGTAGAAAGTTATATTATAGGCGGTATCAAACAAGACGTTGATAAAAACGTACTCAGCGGGTTTAAATTATAAGTGGAACTTGCTCTTTTAACAGCATTTATAATTAAACATTTTGTAATCGATTACTGTTTACAAACCTCCTACATGATACAGCATAAAGGCACGTACGGTGCTTGGGGAGGCATTTGGCATTCACTTCAACATGGTATAGGGTCAGGAGTTATATACTTGACAGTAGGCATACTTCCTGCTATACTAGCTTTAATAATTGATTATATTGCGCATTATCACATTGATTATGTAAAAAGTAATCTTTGGAAGTTGTATAACTTTGAAAAAACTGATAGAGGTTTTTGGATTATACACGGAATAGATCAGCTTTTGCATTATCTAACTTATGTGGCAATTTATGTGCTAATAAGTCAGTATTACGCAATATAACCTAAAAAAAGCATAATTACAAGTATAGGAGATAAAATGAAAGTAGAGATTTATAGTAAGCCAGCCTGCCCTTTTTGTGTACAAGCAAAAAACTTAGCCGAATCAAAAGGACTTGATTACACTTACAAAATGCTAGATGAAGATTTTACAAGAGATGAATTATTTGAAATCTTTCCAGGAGCAAGAACTTTCCCACAAATTATTGTTGATGGAAACAAGATCGGTGGCTTTACAGAATTTCAAAAACTAGTAGGATAAAACTATGGCATATTTTGTAGCAAGAGATCCGGACACTGCAAGTGGCGATTTAATTCCAAGTACTTCTGATATTTTTGTTGAAGATGAACTTATTATTTTAGATGGCGACAGTGTTGCTAGTCACGGTTCCGGATCACACAGTAACGCAAAAGTTGATGTAACATTCACATCAGATGTATTTGGAAATGATAAACTAGTTGCTGTAGGATATGACGCAGGACCGCCAGCAACTGGCGACAGAGCAACTTGCGGTCACGAGCTCACCGATTCACAAACAACCGTAACAGTAAATTACGAGGCATAAAATGTTATTAGAAACACCATACAAAGAAAACGATATTGTAAGTATGAAACTTGCATCAGGTGAAGAAGTTGTAGGCAAATTACTTAAAGAAGAAAATGATAGTTTTCAACTATCAAAACCATTAATGCTTACAGCAACTCAAGAAGGTTTTGGTTTAGCACCTTTTATGTTTACAGTTGATCCAGAGTCTAAATTTAATTTTAATAAAAATGCTGTTCTTTGTATATTAAAAACACACAACGATATGGCCAAGAGCTATATACAGAACACAACTGGCATTGCTCTTACAACATGAAACCAATCCTCACAGATATAGATGGCGTTGTTTTTGATTGGGAAACAGCGTTTCATAAGTTCATGGAACGAAAAGGATACTCGATTGTAAATCCTGACATCTATGCAGTGAATGAAATTTTTGGTATATCAAAAGAAGAAGGTAAAAAACTTACTAGAGAGTTTAACGAAAGCGGTCATATAGGATATTTAAAACCTTTACGTGACGCAAAAAAATATATTAAAAAGTTAGTTAACGAAGGTTATACCTTTCAAGGTATAACCAGTTTATCAACTAAACCCTTAGCAAGCTCTTTAAGAAGATACAATTTAGATAAAGAATTTTCTACCGATATGGATTGCATTTGTTTAGACACAGGTGCAGATAAAGATGAAGAACTATGCAAATATGAATCAGGACATTGGTGGATCGAAGACAAACCAGCAAATTGCGATGCTGGCTTAAAAGCAGGGCACAAAGTTATTATTGTTGACCATTTATACAATAGGACATATAATAATAAAGAAGTAATTAGAGTCTCTTCTTGGGAAGAGATTTATGATATCATTAAGGAGAATTAAATGACATTACATGAAGAAATAGTACAAGCCTTTAATAACTATTTAAAGGAAGCCGAAACCTGGGACGATAAAGGTGTTAAAGCAGCCGCAACTCGTGCCCGTAAAGCACTAGGCGATTTAGGAAAACTAACGAAAGACCGCAGAAAAGAAATTCAAGATAAAAAGAATTCTATGTAATGTGGGAATATTGGTGTAAGGCAATAGGCACCAAGGCTTACGACGATAATCGTAAAGCAGACAAGGTTGCAGTGATTAGGA